TCACTAAATGAACACGAAAAGTATTTAGTTCCTTTCGAAGATTCTTTAAGCCAAAGTGCTATTTCCATTTCTTTTCCGTTTACGTTTACTTTTCCTCGGTAGTCGGGTTGCTTTTCGTTCGTCTTTTTGTCGTTCTTAAAAATTGCGCCAGTGTTTGTTTTTGTTTCCATATTACTTAATTAAATTTATTACAATTATTACTCCCGTTACATATCCAAAGGCTAACGAGAAAGCCATTTTAATTCGTTCATTCCAGTTTTCGGAGTCAACCATATACCCTGCGAAAGGTAAACCGAGAAACGGACTTATAAAAGCGAAGAATAACATTCCTAACGTGTTTGCTTCCGAAACGTATCTAATGTAAAAAGTTGAACATATTTCGATAATTAACGCGCTTAAAAAGATTATTCCGTACTTCATTTGTCAAGGTTTATTTCGTGTTCTTGTAGGCTATTAAAAAACGTTTCTCTTATGCGTTCAACCATTTGGTATTCGTCTGCATTTAGTTCTTCGTATTTCCATAGCTTACGAAGTTCCGTTTGCATTTCCCAAAGAACGTTTAACATAGCTTGGCCTTTAGTTGCGCAATAGTATTCCGCTTCTTCTTCAGGTAAGTTAAATTGAAGTGTTGCTTTCATATCATTTTTATTTAGTTAATGTGGCAAAATTTACCCCTTATTCTTTATTGATTTGTTCTTGTTGTTTAAGGTTAATAGTAAATACTCCGCAGTTAATCCCGTTTCTCTACTTTTTTCTACAATTTTAATTACATCTTCTTTTGAGTATGATTCCTTTGTTTTATTGTAGATAGGTCCCCAATAAAATCTTTGGTAGTTTCTGTAAAATTCAATACCACAGACGGTGTATAGGAAAAACTCTTTTAATCTATACGTGCTAACATTAAAAAATTCTATTAGTCTCATTTGTTAAAGGTTTCGTTGTAGTATTGTTCTGGCTTAAAATAAATATCACTTAAATTACCAAATTTATAAGCCTCAATTATCTGCTCTTTCTCCATTTCTTTGGCTTGTTCAATAACTTCATCACAATTCAAAGATGTAATTCCTTTAATGTAAAGTGCCAACCACTCTACTGCTGTTTGTTTCATATCTCTTTTTTAAGTTTCTCAATATATAGCGTTGCATCCATAAGTTCTTCTTGAAGGTGGTTAAGCCAACCCATTAAATCAATGTCTTTTCGGTCTAGGTTAGTTCCGTATTTTTTTATTCCTCGTTTACTTCGTTCGTGATATTTAGTCATAACGGAAATTAAAATAGTGTCTTCGTGTTTAACTAGTTCTTGGTCGTGTGTTATGTTCATAAGGTTTGCATTAACAAGTTATAGTATTCTCTACATAGTTCGACACGTTCTTTAATTTGCTCAATTACGGATTCGTCTTTTTGCACGAACCAATACTTTACCCTGCGGTTCTTCGGAATGTGGCTAAACTTATGCTTTGCTTCGATTTCTTCGCGTAGTTCCTGCGATTCGTCTATTAAATGGAATTTCCAGTGAGCGCGTCTTATTTCGTCTTCCACCATTTCGCTCGGAGTGTCTATAAGGCAATAAGCCAAAATGGATTCTTGTTTGCCAGTTAACCACATATACCCTTGAAGTTGGTAATAGTAATCCTTGTTAGGTAATTCAGTTTCGAACCACGGGAATGTTGAAGCGTCCCAAGAACTTTTAACGTCTATTAATACCTCGTCCGTGTTTACGTCGGGTGTTCCTGTTACCCAATCGTTCGCAAAGTGTTCGTCGTTCTTGTATATAAACTTAAAATTCAAAACATCGTTAACGAGCGCGATTGATTCTTCTTCGACTTCGTTTCCTTTATCCGTGTAACGTGAACTAAATTCTTTACGGATTCCGTATTTTTCTTTCAATACGACTTCTTCCACATAAGATTTTGCCGTTTGCGATAGGACTTCCCCCGACTTGCGGGGGTTAGTCATTATCTTACCAATTTGAGAACATCGGACTTTCATACGTTTTCAAGTAATTTAGTTTGACCTTCAGTTAATTCGAACTTTTCGATTAGTTCTTCCTTGGTGTATTTTCCTTCTGCAATCATTTCTAAAGCCTTACCTAATCGTTTGTTATCAATAGTAGGTTTTTTCTTTACTTGTTCTCCTGAAGCGTCCGTGTCTTTGTCCGTAACTAATCCAAGCGCCGAACTCAAAGCGTATCTTCTAAAGTAAGTAACACCGCTGCCAAAACTTTGGTAATCGTTCATACCTTTTAATTCGACTTGCGGAATGGCTACTTTTGATTCTATCGTTTCGCCAGTTTCAAAGTGGAAAATAACCGTAGCAATATAATCGATTCCTTCTTTAGTGTCGAGTAACTGCGTAAAGCCTAATCCGTGTTTTTTTAGAAGCGGGTTAACTACTTCGAAAATCTTCGGTAAATCCGCGTAACTATATCCGTAGCCTTGTGTACCCTTGTGAATTACGGGCACTTCTTGTTGGAAGGCTGCCAACGACTTAAATAAATGTTTCATAGCGTATAAAAATTAAAATGTGCGTTAACCGAGTCGCACCCCTCGTTTTGTTATTTAGTTGTATAAAAAATTCTTTCTAAACAATTACAAGCGTGTTCAACCTCTAATGAACTCAAATCCATATATCGAAGTTCCTTTAATGAATCCATTAAAATTTCAAATCTATCTATATTTTTGTTTTTAAAGCATAATGGAATGTATTCATACATAGCATCTTTAGCTCTTTCATATTCATCTCGATAATCAAATCCACTTGGATTCTTTGAACGTTCTAATAAGTTTTGCTCTTTGTAAATGTTTTCTAAAGTTTTCATAGCGTTTTCGTTTTTAATTATACACAAATATAAACCTATTGAAATTAATAGCAATATTCTAAATGTTAAAAAATGTTAAATTTTCTTACCTTCTTCGATATTTATTAGCGTGTACGTTTTTTCAATAGGCGTAATTCTTTCGAAATGCGTTTCGTGTGGTAAGCGTTTGTCGGTTATCCAATTCGGTTTTATGTTGCGTAAATCAAAAGCAAAGATTCCGTTCGGTGTTGAATTTATGTAAACTGGCTTTTCGTCTTCTTCTACGTAGCGTTGTATCATATCAACGTACTTTATTTTTTCGAGAATTAAATTCGGGTAATGTTTTCTTCTACATTTAAGTTCGATTCGTGTTTTCGTACTTGGGGAGAAACAATCCCACTTATCATAACGTCCCGTGCTTCGTTCCAAGTCCGGAAAATAGTTTTCTTTTAGGTAATTAAATAAGATAGATTCGTTCATAGCGTTTTGATTTTTTGTTTGTATGTTTCTATTATTTCTTTGAGTTCGTCCCGTGTGTATTTTCGTGTTTCGTGTGCTTTTTCGTTGAGCTCTATTAAACGATCCTCGCCAATTCTTTGTTGAATTCCTATTTGGTAGTTCAATAAGTTTCCGTGTTTATGTTGATTACACGTTACACATTGTCCGTGTACGTTGTTTTCATCGAATGTAACGGCTTTGTGCCCGCCACTACTAAAATAATGCCCTGCGTCAAACTTTGAACCGAGTTTAGAACCGCAACTTACGCAAGGTTTATCCTTGTCTCGAAGCCTTATGTACTTATTAAATACCACTTGCGCCAGTTTAGTGAGTTCCTGAACCGTTTGGAGTTCGTCTTTAAGTACCTTTTTCTTCTTCTTCCATTGTTTTTCCTTTTCAAGTTCAACCCAAACTTTAACACATTCAGTATTAAAACAAAACTTTTGATTAAATCGAACGGGAGTAAATTCGTTTTTGCAGTTCTTACACTTCATAAATTTAAATTCTTTAAGATTTTATAAAGTACATTAACAACGATTGAATTACCAGCTTGTTTATATGCTTGAGAATCCGAACAAGTCCAAATAAAAGAATCGGGAAAATCCATTAATCGAAAACATTCGCGTGGAGTTAACCTTCTTATTTGATAATCATTTAAAATATTATGATTTCTATCACCACCTAAATTAGATAATATTGCGGGTGAAATTCCGTTTTCATCAAAAATACGATTTTGTTGATATGGTTGTTTACCACCACTTTCTAAACTTTGATTAAGTTGCATTATAACTGGTTGACCGCTTCCATCTTCTCTGGCTCTTGCTGGTATTGTTGGACAATTACCATCTTCAATTTCTCTGAATCCTTGTCCGTCTTTATGTGTTCTCCAAGTTCCAACTTTGAATTTTACTTTAATTCCTTCGCCTTTATTTGTTGTAAGATTCGGAGAAATTCCTTTAACATCAAAAACATTATCGTTCATTCCATTGCCACTTGGATTTGTATTTCCAAACACTTTAATAAATGGATTGTCATTGCTTACCTTATTACATCGTGCGCTTATTACATTGCTATATTCAGTTGATTCGTCTAATGGATTAAACTTATTAAAATCTTGGTTATTCAAAAGATTCTTTAACGAAGATTCACGCAAATAATATTTTTGATCAACATCATTTTCGAGTACGTCTTTTAATCGCCTGGTTAAATGTTCTTCTATTGGAAATCTAAAGTTGTTGTCTTTATCGTCTCGAATTCCAATTAAGAAAACGCGTTCGCGGTTTTGTGGTACTCCGTGTTCTTTTGCGTTTAATACCTTCCAATATAAATGGTAAGGTACTGAATCTTCGTAATCAAACAAAACAGGCAATCCGTTAACCGATTTCCCACCAAGTAAATTTACCCATTCGTTAAATGTTTTTCCGTTATCGTCCGAAAGTAATCCTTTGACGTTTTCGAATATAAAAAACCTCGGTTTGTTTACCTGAATAAACTCAAGCGAATTAAAAAATAAAATCCCTCGTTTGTCTTCTTTTCCTAATCGTTTACCCGCTAATGAAAATGCTTGACAAGGTGGCGAAGTCATATAAATGTCTAAAGATTCGGAAGGAATCTCGCGAACGTAAACGTTAGTTGGATAGTATTTAGGTTCTCCGTAATTATCTATAAATGTTTGTCTCGCGAATTTATCCATATCACAAGCAAAAACTTCTTCATAATCTATTCCTAATCTTATTAATGCTTGGTTGAATGCGCCTACTCCTGAAAAGTCGCTACCTACTTTTATTCTATTCATAATTTAAGGCTTTATTTATGGCTTCTAAACGCTTATTTTCCGTGTTTAAGTCCAAGTTAACTAATTCTAATCTATATGCGTTTTGGCGCAACGCTCGGTATTCTTGTTCTAACTGATTCCAGTAAACTTTACATTCTTGTAAATGTTCTAACGTTTCTTCCATTGAATCTATTAAATCAGTTCGATTAGGGTTCTTCGCTTTTATTTCGTTCAAACTTCCCTGAATCTTTAAGTAAGTGTGCGAAAGTAAAACCTGCGCTCGTAGTGTTGTAAAATCGTCCATTATTTTGCTTTAGCGTATTTTTTAATTAATGTATTCCCGTGTTGTTCTTGCTCAAAATAAACTAATTTTTCTTTATCGAAAAAGATTTCGTGTTTTCCTATTTTTCCGTTTGATCGCGGTTTAATCTTATTAAAGTACAATTCTGCTTTATAATAAGTCGGGTCTTCGCGGTGTACCGTTACCATACATTTACCCGAATTAAACCATTCCGAACCACCTTTTAAGTCATAAGGAACGGGCGCACTTCGTTTTCCGTTTTCCTTTTCCGTTAGCTTTGGGTGGATAATTGTATGTAAGTGTAAATCGTTGTCTTCTGCGATTTGGTTTCGATACGGAAGAACGAACTCCAAGTATTGAGCGTAACCACCGTAATCGTTGTAAGGGTGGTTTAAGTCCTTCCAAGAATCAATCGAAGCCGTTTCAAGTCCTTCGTCTTTTTTTATTTTTACTGCGTAATCCCAAAATTCGATAGGTGTCATTTTCGCTTTGATATCGTCGCGCGTTAGTACTTTGAAATGGTGCGTTATCCATTCGATAGCTTGTAAAATTTCATCGTCCGTAATTACATTGTAATTACTTGGGTTGAAACTTTTGCCAGTTTTCTTGTTGATTAAGTCCGCGATAATTTCCACGTTCGAACCAACGTCGGGAAAATAAACCAAATGTTTCCACCCGTAAAAACGGCTTGTATTCATTAAACATTCCATAAGAACTTGAGTTTTACCGCTCATCGGAAAACCCGTCCAATCCGTGCAATTACCTAAACTCATCGAATAATATTCGTCCATTCCTTCAAAGCCAAGGTATTTACCTTTTTCGTGGTAGTTGTTTCTATACCTAAATAGGTCGTCTATTACTTCGTGTGCTTTTGTTATCTTAAATCCTTTCATTGCCAAGCGAATTTGAATGGTTCGTCTTTTGGTTTCGGGTTGTTCTTATCCAACCATTTTTTAGCCGTCAAATATAAACTTTTATAGGCTTTGTTTTTAGCGTAGTTTTCGATTTGGTCTAACGTGTCATTAATTTGTTCTTCCGTGTATTGTTCTTTTAACTTTTCGAATTCGTCTTGAGTTAGAGATAAATGAGCGAAGCGCCTATATATAATTACTTTATCTTTTACTTTAACATTATCTTTATCAGCTATTTTTGTTATCGTTTGTATGCGTTTGCTATCGTTTGCTTCCGTTTGCCATCTTTTGTTTGCACCTGCTTTACCTGCTTCGCTTCGCTTTACTTTGGTATCTTCGAATTTTACAAGGTCGCGCTTAAGTTGTTGTTTAATAGGCTCGAAAGCAATTTCCGTTATTAAGTCTTCTGCTACTGGGTCTTCGTCGTTAACGTAACTTAAAATGTGTTTGAACAATTTACCCGCTTGTTCGTCGGTTAGTTTGTTTATAGTGTACTGAAGGTCGCAATACAAGATAAAACCTTTTTTGTCTTTAGCCATTTGTCTAAATTTAAGCAATAAAAAACCCCTGCAACTCCGTCGGCTCTCACTTCGACTTCATTACAAGGGTTAATAACTTCTTTTAGGTTCTATAATGTGAGAGTCGAACCGTATGCAAATATAACTAATTAATTCATATTTTGTTCTTCGTAAATAAAATTTATTTGGTATTCTCCCCTTCGCATTCGTTCTTGGATATTTTCTAAATCCCTTAATCCACCTGCGCTTTTAACGTCTAAATAAAGGTCGTTTAGTGATCGTATTATTTTGTAATTATTCATTTCTGCGCGTAGGTGTTCCGTATCGTTGAAAAAGTGCCTATCATTTATTGATTCCCATAAATTAGCGTTATTAAAAGCGTGTATGCAGGTCGCGTGGTTAAGTCCTAACATTTCGCCTATTTCAATATAACTAAACCCGTACTGGCGCATTAACTTAATTAAGTATCCCCGCTGGTTAACGTACTTTCGTTTTCGGCTTCGTTTGCGTAAGTCGTTGTCTTCGATTAGTGTGGTAAATTTATTTTTTAATTGCATTGATTTTAATTATTAAAGGTTTCCAAATATCCAATACTAAAATAGCGTGGTTAGTGTCGTAGGCTTGAACTATTGTCGTGGTTCTTTTTCGTTTGGATTTCGGTGTTTCCTGCATCCAGTGAGTTATAACGTATTCTTTCATTTTTTATTTTTATAATGTTACAATAGTGGTTGAAGTCGAAGTGTCCGTTTTTATGTATTGCACCACCGCCACTTGTCCACCAACGAACTTGGTCGAGTAAATCAATAGTCCCGTCTTGAGTTTTTTCCGTTGTCATATGCGTTTTGTAATTTAGTGTTATATTCTTCTTGTATAAATTCTTCGTGTAAATCCGAGTTCAATAAATCGTGGTAAATTTCACTGGCAATTAGTTGTAAATCGTACTCGGTTAATAAGTGTTCTAATTCTATTTCCAAGTCCGAACGGTAAGCCACCGCCGAACAAATTGTTACGATTAAGTCGTTGTCTTCGTCTACGGATAATTCGAAGGTACATTCTCCTTCAAAGGTATCTGCGTAAAAGTACGCTAACGGGTAGTGTGTTTCTATTCTCATAAGATTATAAAATAAGCGATTAATAAAAGTGATATAAAAAGCGTTCCAAATAGTAGTATAAAATCGCGTATCGCGATAAGGAATAATTTTCCTTCGTTGTCTAACTGGTTGTAAAATTCTCTAAATCGTTTCATTTTTTAAGTTTAATCGTGTTAATAATATGTCAATCGTGTTCCATTCTTTGAATGCCATTTGAGTGTCATTATCTAAGTGTCCGAATGCGTTTCGGCATTCTTCGTAAATGAATTTTAACTCCTGCTCGTAAGCTAAAATCGTGTCTAAAATTTCTTGTTTTTCCATAGCGTTTTGTTTTTGTTCGTTAATAATCATACGCAAATCTAAAAATAAGGTTTCAATCTACAATACTTTTTGAACAATTTTTTTTCACTTTTTAACAAATTAAGGATATAAACTTACGGAAAGCCTAATAAAATAAGCCTATAAACTAAAAAAGGGGTATTCCTACCCCCTAATTAAAAACGCTATGGTCAAATTTACAACGGAAACTTGAAACTATCTATATTCTTTACGATTAACTTATCAACTTCTTTGCATTCGATTTTAAGAATCCGTCCGCCTAATGGCTTTGGTGGTGCGCCACGTTCAACGTGCCAACCGTATGCGCCTTCGCCGTATTCTTCTTTGTACGTGCCGGTTAACATTAAATGCAGTTGCTTTTGTTTAATTGAGTAACCCATTTTCGCGTTGTGCTTAATCGTTTCCCTTACGTCGTTACGCGAACTATTTTCGTGAATGTGTCCCATAGTGAACACGTCAAAATCTTCGTACATTTCAAGAGCTCGTGTAAGATTTAACGCGCCTTTGGTAACTACTCCACCACCACCACTTCCGTGGTAATACTTAACCTTGGTTGTTATTTGTGCGTTCCCGTGAAAAATTTGTCGAATAATTACCCAACCACCATAACCGCCCGTATGAACGCTTGAGCCACATTTATAGTTTAATAGGTCTACAAACCTTTGTAGTAAATCCGTTTCTTGGTATTTGATTATTCCCGTTTCGTGGTTTCCGTATCCGATTACCTTAATAATATCCGCGTAAGGTTTAAACCATTCCGAAGCAGTTTCAACGATCGAATCTAAATATCTTGCGTTATTGTGTTCTTGTCTAATGTCCGATTTGTTGCGGCGATTATCTCCGCGTCCCTGCATTAAGCAAAAGAAGTCTCCGTTTATAATTACTGGAATGTTATTCTCTTTACAAAAGTCCAAGTGCTTTTTAAGTAGCTGCCTATCGCATTTAGGGTTATCCCAGTGTAAATCCGATAACATAGCTACGTGAACTTGCTTACCGTCAAGTTGCAGTTCGTGGACGTTTCGTCCGTGTTTTATTAAATTCATAACGTTAAATTTGCCCGAAATATCGGAAGAAAAGTCGAACTCGCGAAATAAAAGTAGAATTCAAAATGAACCGAAGAACGAAACCAACTACAAAAGCAAGTAAAACCAACCACCAAGAAGTTCGATATTTAACAACCTGAACGGCCTTCGCGGTTTTCCATTTTGTCTTACCTTCTATTCGTAAAGTCTTAACTCGTTCTTTAGATTCTATTCGTGTTTGCCAACGTGTTTTAGGGATATAAACGTTCTTGAAAAACACCACGGAGTCCTTAGTCGTTATAAATTTTTCCCAAACGATAGTATCATTTTTAATTACTGGAAACGAATCCAAAGTAGTTATCCGGATCGTGTCGCTATCGTTAACCACCCTTAAGCCGTGTTTAAGCGCTTTTCGGTAGTGGTATTGTGCTTTGCGTTCACTTGAACACGAAAGTAGCGTTAAAACGCTTAAAATGACTATTAGGTATTTCATAAACTTTGAAGCATTTTAATCATTCTCGGACACGGGTAAATATCCGCTTTGTCTTTTCTAACTGAATTGTGGGTAAAGATTCCTTTTTCGCCGTCAAAGGCTGCTTTATCTAAACTCCAAATTTCCTTACGATATTCTTTTGGAATGTTATAGGTTTCGCAAAGGTACTCAACGAGTTGCCGTGTAGATTCTATTTGTGCGTCCGTGTATCTATACCAGTGCCTGTAACCTTTATAAGGTTCTTCCAAAGTGGTAACGTAAGACGGGTTAACAACACCGCCAACGTAATTATAAAATTTGCCGTTCTTTTCTTTGAGCATTCCCCAATTACAAACTTCTATCCCTACGCTTAATTTATTCAGGTTCTTATATTTTGAACCCATACGCGCAAAATCTTCGGAATCAATACCTAAGTGCCAAGCCCAATGCTTAGAAGAAAAACATTGTACTATCGTTCCGTTTTCTCCTACCACGAAAGCCGTTGCTATTTGAGATTCGTTGCTATTCCAAAAACGTGCAACTCCTTCAGCGTTTCCATTCCCTGCGGTATGGTGTAAATATATTTGTGTTTTGTCGCTCGGTTCTTCGAAGAATTGACCTTTTTTTAGTCGGTGTTGGACTATCTTTTGAATATCTAATTTATTTGAACTCATCCCAATCTTGTTTCTTTGCCGTTATGAACTCCTTAAATGACTTTAGAACGTCTTTTTTCGTTACATCGAAGTAACTTTCATTTATACTTTTTAACTCCGTGAAAACGCAGTAAAACGTAAAAGCCTTGGTTAACACTAAATCAACACTTACAAATAATCCGATTAAATCTTCGAGAACGTATTTCTCAAGGAAGAAAACGCAAACAATCGCACCCGCATAAAGTAAGGTTTTAGAAATTGTACGAGCGAATCCACGGGAACGCAACGGCAACTTTAACTTTTTACTTCGCCATATCCCTGCGCATAAGTCTAACCATATAAAAAGAATTGTAATTAACACCATTCCTTTAACAGGAGCAAGAATTGAAAGTAGCGAAATTAAAAGTAAAAGTAGTTTAGTTTTCATTGTGGTAATAGTTCAAAAGTTGGAATGTCAAAAACACCCCGTAGCCTAATGCAAATAGTCTGAAGAAAATATAAGGCGCTTCGAATAAGGCTACCAAAATACCCGTGTAAGATAGTATGTAATAAAGTAAAGAAAGTCCGCGTAAGTGGTTATTCATTTTTCGTTTTGTAATTTTTTAAGTAATAATTTCAACTTAATAATGTTCGCCTTCTTTGGCGCGTAAGGTTTTTTTATATTACCCATCCGTTATAATTTGAATCCGAATTAGGGTAAATATCCGAATTACTATTTGTATAGTATTCAGGAAACGTGTTACCACTAAATGCCATATATTGAATAAAACGCTCGGTGTAGTTTTGCGCTAAATAACGTTGTTTTTCAATTAAAAAGTCTACTTCGTTTTTATCTACGTTAGACGCGTTTTCGCTTGAGTGCTTAAAGATTCCTTTGTTTGCGATTGTATAAGCCTGAAAAGGTAAAAACTCAACCATTGCCCAATGGATTAGCATAGGCTTCAAATATGTTTCCACTAAATCTAAATACGGGTTCGCTAACGTGTTGTTTACTATATCCGTTTTTATTTTGTCAAGTAGTTGTGTTCCCGTGTATTGTTGAATGTGAATATCTTGAGCAACCTTTATCCATTGAATAAAAGTGTCCGTGTCCATATTTCCGTTTGTGGCCGTGAACCGAACTAAATCGTCTCTTGTTATTAATAATGCTTCTGCCATTATCTTGGGTTTATAAATCCTCGGTTCGGCATATCTATCGGACGTGTCGAAACAAGTGCATTGTTTTTAATTTTGTAACCGAATTTTTCCGCTTTTTTAACGGCTATTTGTTTAGCTTTAGGACTATTAACGTCTATTCCGAAGCGTGAATCGAATTGCGCGTAAACTTGTTTGTTCCAACGGTGGTGGCAATTAGCACCGCCCTTATATAACCATATATCGTAAGTTAGTGCGCCTTCCTTACCGAAACCGATTGTACGTCCTTCCGCGTTTGTGTAGAATCCGTTAACTACGCTTTTACTCATTCGTAAAATATCTTCTTTGCGGTAAATCTTTTTAGCGCTTTTCATTAACTTACAAAACGGACGCGTCTTACCACTTTTACCGCCGTCTTCGCCTTCGTATACATAACGAGTAATAAATTTAACCCCGTCTATTACTTCGTCTTGCTCGGACTTTGCGTTAGGAAAAGCCATTCCAGTATTTACTAATTCTACTAAACGTGAGAATAAACTTTTTTCGCCATTAAGCGCTTTGTTTTCTTCTTCGTCCGTGTCGTAGTCCACTGGCGCTTCGTCTATTAATAACCAATCTTCTTGGGGTTGTTCTCCGAATTCTTGTAATGCTAACGCGATTTGTTCTTCTACGCTTTGGGACTTGAGCTCGGTAGCGTCCGCGCCCGTTTCCTCGGTTATTTGTTCTTCGGTTGTTGCGTTTTCTAAATCGGTAAATTCAAGCGGTTTTAACGTTCTAAAGAATAATTTTAACGCGATTCCGTTAAATGCTAAAATTCTATCAAACGCTTCAAGTATTTCGTCTTGAAACGGCTTAATAATCATATTATTAAACAAGATAAACGAGTTTTGTAATTCGTCTGCATTGCTTGAGAATCCGTTCGTTGAAGCAATACCAAATAACAAAGGACTTGTAACGTTGTGGCCTAACATTATTTTGCGTAAACATTCGTCCGATAAATACGTGTAATGGTCGGGCGCGTCGTTTAGTGGAATATCCTCGACCGTGGTTTTAGATTCTACATTTGAGTTAAACGCTACAATTACTTTTTGACCTTTAGAACCAGTTAACTTGCTTAATACCTTTTGTGAAATTAAGTCTTGTTGTTCTTCCGAAGGTACTCCGTTATTAAAGTTAACTACTTTCGTTCCTGAAAAGCCGTTTTGAACTTCGTTAATTAAATAGTCGCTTACTTCTTCTTCTAAAACTGCATAAGGTAGTGCGCCTTGGTAGTCGGGATAAGCGTAATATTTCATTCCAACCCCGTAAGGTTTAACGAACATTATTTCGATTTTTTCTTTTGAGAATCCGAATGCAGGAATTCTCTTAGGTGGGAACTTTCGTACTTCCTTCCAGTTATCCGAATAATAATACCCCGTTACTTCGCCTTTGTCGTTGCATTTTTCAGCGCGTAAAAGATTAACGGGTATATGGTAAGCCTTTAGAATTTTATCGTGCTTTTCGTTGTAGTGTACTTGGATAGCAAATTGCCCGAAAAGTTTTCTATCGAATACCATTCGCCGTACGCAATCCTTACTAAACAAAGTCATCATTTGCGCGTATTCGTTAGGCTTACGCGAAGCGTCTAAGGCGCTTAAACCTTTTCCGTATATCAAACGCGAAACGTTGTTTATTATCGCGCCGTTTGTCGTTGAATTCGTGTATCTATCTATTAAGTAATCGAAGTAATCGTTATTTTCTCCCCAACCTACCCACGCATCGCGTGAATTTTCTTGTAATACTGGTTGCTGGTATTCCGCTAATTGTAAAACGTGGACGTTATTCATACATTATAAAGTCGTTAGTTGTTGTATTGCTTATGTATTGCCCGTCGTTAACCGAGAATGTGTTTATCGGTTGATTAGTGCAAAACATACGTTCTTTTAATAGTATATTTCCTAATGCGTCTTTGAATACTGCCCAATAAAATTGGTTTTCTTTAGTTGGAAATTGTGTTATCAGTTGCCAAGTGTAATCTCCATAAACAAATGTACCCGTAACAACTTGAGTTACGTTCGTGTTTTCGCCCGTTAATTCCAACGTTGCAGGAACTCCGTATCTTAGAATAAAATGTATTGTTTGACCTATATTAGATTCGTTAACTACTATCATATTAATATAACTCCGAATCCGTGTTTTTGTGCATAAAAAAAGGGGTGTCGCCACCCCCTTAACGTATGAAACAAAGTTCTTAAGAATTAACTACCGTTGGGTTGTTTAATAAAGCAACTAATTGCGCTTCGGTTGCGCAATCCAAGAAGTTAGCAGGGGTTGCTTCTTGACCCGTAAAAGTCAATCCGTAACCATTCATATCTCCTAACGCAGTTCCGTTAGAGATAGTACCCGCAGTTACGTCCATTCCTCGGAATAATCCCGCTATAAAGTATTGCCCTGCGTTTGTCTCAACAATAATGTTAGGACGTCCGTAAGATAATAATTTAACTTGTTTGTGCGTAATTGCGTCTTGCTTTTTAAGTTGGACGCTTAATACTTGCTCGAAGAACGTAGTTCCGTTTTCACGTGAACTTGTAATAGTTGTTTCGAACGAGTTTGTACCCTTTAATTCGAATTTGTAAATTGAACTTGCAGCGGGTAAAGAAATCGCGTTAATAACGTCTTCTAATCCTAACGCTGTATCGTAAGTAATATCGGTTTCATCGTAAAGTCCGTAATTAAGTACGTAAAGGTTTTTTAATCCACCTACTACGTCTTTACAAGGCTCTAATCTTCCGTGTGAAATATCGCAACTCATTTTATTTTAGTTTTTTAATGTTAAAAAAAAGGGTGGCAGTTTTATCCACCACCCCGTTATATTTTGGTTAGGTTGATTATCCGTAAATAACGATGTCTTCGATAACTCCGTACTGAGTACCTGCCGCCATTCGCATAACAACTCTTACATTGTCGTCGCCTAATGTGGCCGAGGTATCTATAACTCGCACTTCTTGGGCATCACTGAGTAGAGAGCAGCCGAAATACAAGTTAGAAGTAGTTGTAGCCATCATTGAAGAAGTTGGTAAACCGTTAGCCATAAAGATTGGCAATCCGTTGAAAGTTACCGCGCCGTTATTGTACCACATTGTCCCTTGAGCGTTAACCCCTGAGTTAGACGTAGCCAATGCAGAGAAACCACCTAATGCAGCAACGTATGCTTTAAGAACGTCTTGAGAAACGTAAATTTTCAAGTCCGCTTTTCCGTAAAGAGTTGAAGGAATTGCGTCGTAAACTGATTGCAAAGCAGGGATAACGTTACCCGCGTTGATTGCAACACCCGCGATATTTTGTGCAGGGGGTAAGTTAAGGTCTGCTTGAGCCGTTGTGAACAACCCGTCAAATTGACCTGAAACTGCGGAAGAACCTTGCCAAATTGAAATCTCGTTAGCGGCTGCAACTTTTTCAGCAGCGTAAGCAATTAAATAATCGGAAAAAGACTTAGGCAAAGTGTCGAAAGAAGAATAACCCATTTCGATTGATTGCCAAGTTGAGTGAAACTCGGACTTACAAAAAGTCATATTAACTTGAAGGTCTTTAACTTGAAGTACACGCTCAGTTAAATCAACCGTTCCAACTGGAGTAAAGTCGCAAGAAGCGTCCTTCAAAAAATCAGTTGTCTCAAGTCGTTGAATAACGGCCTTATATTTTACGTTAGGCATAACGGTTACACCGCCACCCTCGATAGTTGGTGCGCTTAATAAAGCGGCTGAAACGTACTTACCTGCCCATTGGCCTGCGTACGAAGTAGTAATAGTTGGATTTGCCATTTTTTTTTAATTAAATTATTTGTACATTTTGTTTAATACGGAATCCATTATTCCGCGTGGTGCTTTTTTACCGATTTTAACGAATTCGGTTTTAGATTCGTTTTCAGGGTTAAAAGAAATCGGCTCGGGTGTTTCCATAAGTTCGGTTGCTTCTAATGCAACTTCGTCAACTTTGGTTAACTTCGCTAATTCAACTTTTAACGCTTCGTTTTCTTCTTTAAGTTTTTCCATTTCGCTAAAAAACGTTTCTTTAACTATGGATTCGATTGTTTTCTTTGGAGTAGATACAGGAGCGCTCATTTCTTCTTCGGGCATAGGCTCGGTAGTTTCCTCTTTCACTTCTTCTTCAACTTCTTCTACTTCTTCTTCCTTTTCTTTAACTTCGGAAATAATACCTTCTTCAACGATTACTAAAATACGTCCGTCTTCTAGTTCGTATTCTCCAACGGGAACGGCTATCTTTTGTTCGTCTTCCGTTACGACAAAAACTTCTTTTCCTGCTTCGAATGAATCCGCTTCGATTTTTGTTACTCCGTCGCCCATTAACATTTGCTCTAACTTTACTTCGTTAGATAACAACGCTTTGATTTTTTCTAGTAGTGTGCTATTTTTCATTTGTGTTTATTTAAGATTATGATATATAGTTGTTTGCGCCATTGATTGCAGAATTTACACTAATACCGGAATCTGCGAATTCTTTCCAACCTTTAATATCTTCTCTTTTAAGTCCTAAATCAGCAGCAGTTTTAGATGCTTTTTCCCACAATTTATCTTCGGCATCTTGAAATTTAGATGCAATTGGATATTGTTTTTTAATAATGGCAACTTGAGCGTCGTAATCCTTTTTTAATTTACTTGCCGTATCAACTGCCCTACTTAAATCAGTAGCAATTTGTTTTGCTTTTGCAGTCATTGATGCAATATCGTCAACCAATGCTAAATTTACTTCGTGTTTTCCTAACTCCGTTTTGTTGGCTTCGATTTCGTAAGCCTTGTTGATTTTGTCTAAAATTGTTTTCATATTATTATAATTAAAGCTTAAAAGTTTTGTTGCATTTTGTTACGGCTTTGGATACCAAAGTGGTGGTGGTGGAACGGGATTTGGTGGTGTTACGTCGCTTCCGATTCCTTGATTTTGTAGTTCGCCAGTGCAACACTTGGAATTGTAGGTATTGTCCTTGCATAAGCAACCACGCTTACCACCACGTGGACTATTTCTTATTTCTTGTCTTCTTGCTTTCATCCTTGACCTCGGTTTAGTTTTTTATAATTCTTTGACGTTTTAAGTTGGCTCGTTTTAGATTTAGCGTGTACGTTTGGACGCTTAATCTTCGGCTTTTGAACGTGGTTAGAAGTTGCAACTTGTTTAGCCATTTAATTATTTAATTAAAGATTCCGTAGAATTTATATCTCTTTCATACGAAACAATCGCCTGGCTTGCATCTTCTAATAACATATCTAAATTATCAATAGTTTGAATTAATTCAACATATTGTTTACTACTCTTTGCATCAATTCCCAATTCTTTTGAAGATTGTTCAATATTGTTTTTTAATGCATTTGCTTTTGATATAATATTATTAATTAAATTTTGTTGTGCTTTAACGTTTTTAATTTTTGCATCTGAATTAAAAATATTATTTTTTATATCGCTTAACGATTGTTCAAATTTTGACGTGATAGAATCATATTCTTTTTTTATCTTTTCAACTTGCGTTTTATCTATTTGATAAGCTTTTGTTTGTTCAATTAAAATGTCGTGATTTTTATCAATATCAACAATTAAACCAGCAACTGATTTTGTTATTTTAGATGCTTCTTGATTTAATTTAGTAATATCTTCTTTAATACCTAATTCGATTTCGTGTTTAGCTAAGTTCGTTTTTTCGATTGCTTCGATTTTTCCTAACTTGTTTAGGATAGTGTTAATTGTACTCATTTTATTTATTTTTAATTTGTTCTAATTTACGTTGCGCCCATTCTATACCTTCATCGCCACCCCAAGCAAGCCACATTAAACGTCCGCAACCGTCCCCAAGTTCACGGGTTGAATTTTCGCGGTGGCGTTCGAAACTTGCCATTCTTGAAATAGTTTCTTCGCTTATTGCTTCGCCGTTAGCTAATTGATTTGCTCTTATTTTCCCAACTGGCGTTCCGCATTCTCCCCACCCGTTTTCTTCCGCCCAACGTAGCGCAACTTTTGCGTTTTCTTGCGCTTGTTTAGGGTAATCCGTGTAAGATTCTAATTCGATACCAAGTAATTTTTTAAGTTCCATTATAACCTCAGTGGCTTCGTCTTCTTCCGAACTCATTTCGAATTTATCCGCGAAGTAACCTTCTATCGAAAAGCCTTTTACTTTGCCTTCTTTAACATCGTTCCAAACTTCGTCGTTGTTTACTTTCATCGAAATCATCCAAGTACCTTTAGGTAATTTGAATCCGTAAAGATTCGACTTGTCCTTCTTTTCGTCTTCGATTATCCAAGATTCAACTACGCTTAAACCTTTG